ACCACGTCCGTTCATCCATTTTTCATGGACGCATGAAACCTAAGCATGGAACGGGGCTTAGGTACTAAGGTATTACAATGACTGTAAAACTAAAGTATCGTGGTGTCACTTACACTAAAACTATCTAATTTAATTTAATGAAAAAACTTGCACTTGTCCTAACAACCGCCCTTGTTTCTACACCTGCAATGGCTGGACCATATGTTAACGTAGAGTCTAATGCTAATTACACTGGCTCAGATTACACATCAAGAGCTACAGATTTCCACATAGGTTATGAAAATAATATTGGAGATCTTGCATATTATATCCAAGGCGGTAAGACAATTAACGCTGCTGATGGGATTGATTCTGAGTCTAATTTCTCTGGCAAGCTTGGTGGTAATCTCGCTGCTACAGATAAACTTGGCTTCTATGGTGAAGTATCTTTCAACCAAGTTGAAGATGCTGACAATACCTACGGCACAAAGCTAGGAGCAAAGTTCAATTTCTAAGTGAATAAACTTAATGAATTATGGATAGTAGTTTTCGGACTGCTATCCTTTATTCTATTTGTAGAATGGTCTCATGTGAGATATCATGAAAAGGCTGCTCCATATTGTGCAACCTTGCGAGTGCCAATGGAAGAAAGTAGGTTTCCAACCTAACTTAACAGGGGTTCGATTCCCCTCACTCGCTTTGGCTTCTGGCCCTGTACGCAGGATACCCTTTAGCCGTCTAGACGGTGGGATAGACCACAACAAATGATCAAAAAATTTTGCTGGCAAGAAAGAAAACAATAAACTTATTTTTTAAATAATGGCTAACGCTTTACAAACCGGAATAGGTAGAGCCAATCTATCCTCTGGTGTTGGTTATGACGGAAGTGCTGATAAGTACGCCTTATATCTCAAGCTGTTCTCAGGTGAGATGTTCAAAGGTTTCCAACATAACACAATTGCTCGTGATCTAGTCACGAAGCGTACCCTAAAGAACGGTAAATCTTTACAGTTCATCTATACGGGTCGCATGAAAAGTGAGTATCATGTTCCTGGTACTCCTATATTGGGTAACGATGATAAGTCACCACCAGTAGCAGAAAAGACCATCGTAATGGATGATCTATTAATCAGTTCTGCTTTTGTGTATGACTTAGATGAAACCCTATCTCATTACGATTTGAGAGGAGAGATATCTCGTAAGATTGGTTATGCTCTAGCTGAGAATTATGACCGTAAGATCTTCAGAGCTATCGCTCGTGGTGCTCGTAAGGCATCTCCAATTGATGCATCAGGTTACGTAGAACCAGGTGGTACTCAAATCCAGTTAAATGCAACACAAAATAATGACCAAGCAACAAGTGCTTCTAACTTAGTTACAGGTTTCTTTGAGGCTGCTGCTGTATTAGATGAGAAAGGTGTAAGTTCTGAAGGACGTGTAGCTGTTCTAAACCCAAGACAGTATTACAACTTGATCCAACAAACAGGTGACAATGGACTAATCAACAGAGACGTTCAAGGTACAGGTTTACAGTCTGGAGAAGGTGTAGTATCAATTGCTGGTATTAAGATCTACAAGTCTATGAACCTACCATTCTTAGGTAAGTTCGGTACTGCTAATACTATCTCTAATGCTGGATCATTCGTAGGTCAGTCTATGGATTCTGCAGCTGGTAGTCAGGCTGGTACTTATGCAAGATCTGGTTATACAATTACAGTAACCAAAACAGCTCATGGTATTTCTGTTGGTGATAAGGTAGTATTTAATGCTACTGCAGGTAATGGTACTTCAGGTACTTATACAGTTAAAACTGTTCCTGATGCAAACACCTTCACAATTACTGACACTGCTACTGGTACTGTTTCAGGCGGAACAGCTTGTACATTTAACATTGCAGGTGTTAATAATAACTATGGTGAGTCTAATGACTTCGCTGGCTCTTGTGGTCTTATCTTCCAAAGAGAAGCTGCAGGTGTTGTTGAAGCTATTGGTCCTCAAGTTCAAACAACCTCTGGTGACGTATCCGTGATTTATCAGGGTGACGTTATTCTAGGTAGACTAGCAATGGGTGCTGATTATCTAAACCCAGCTGCTTGTGTTGAACTTCATGTAGGTTCTGCAGACGCTGCATTCTAAATATATTTTTATATACACATGGGGAGGCTTCGGTCTCCCTTTTTTTATTCCTTAAACTATGGCTACTCCCACAACAATTGACACCGATACAGAACTATCCGCAGTGAACTCAATACTGGGAGCTATCGGTCAGTCACCAATAACAACTTTAAATTATGAGAATCCAGAGATAGCATTTATATATAATATACTGACCGAAGTCAACAAGGATGTACAAAATGAAGGTTGGGTATTCAATAAAGAATATAATGTAAAAATATCACCTGATAGTAATAAGCATATAGTCATACCAGCTAACGTATTAAGTTATGATTTACATTATGACGATGAGAAAAAAGATAAGAATGTAGTTAGAAGATCGGGTAAACTATGGGATACAATTGGTCAATCATATGAATTTGATGATGATGCATATTTAGATATAACATGGTTATGGACATATGAAGATCTACCTATGGCTTTTAAAAGATACATAATATCTAGAGCTTCAGTTAGAGCTGCTACTCAATTAGTAAGTAACCCACAACTTGTACAACTGTTACAATTACAAGAAGCACAAACCAGAGCAACCTGTATGGAGTATGAGTGTCTACAAGGTGATCATTCTTATATGGGATTCCCTGAGAAGAGTAGCTATAAACCTTATCAACCATATAGAGCATTGCTAAGATGACCAATGTTACACAACACATACCTAATTATGTAGGAGGTATATCACAACAGCCTGACGAATTAAAAGTACCTGGTCAAGTTAGAACAGCTAAGAATGTATTACCTGATGTTACTCATGGTCTATTAAAGAGACCTGGTGGTAGGTTAATTGGTAATGCCTTATCTGCTTATACAACTGACAGTAAGTGGTTCCATTATTACAGAGATGAGAATGAGCAATACATAGGTCAGATCCAGTTAAGTACTGGTGAGATTAAGATGTGGAAGTGTGATACAGGAGCAGCTTGTACGGTTAACTATGAGTCAGGTCAAGCTACAGCATTAAAGAACTATCTTAAGCAAACTAATAGTGGTGGTACTATTACTGATGCAGATATACAAACACTTACTCTTAACGACTACACCTACATAACCAATAGGAATAAGACTGCTGCTATGGCTGCAACAGTTGAGACTGTCAGACCGCCAGAGGCATACATAGAGTTAAAGAAGGTTGCTTATGCTAATCAGTATGCAGTTAACTTATTCGATCAAGATGGTAGTCAATCTTCCCATTTTACTACAGTTAATACAGCTACTCGTTTATCAGTTGAAGCAATAAATATTAATTATGATTCAATGTTACCTAATGTAGGTACAAAAATATTTAACATTAATGGTATTCCAGAAGTACAAAATATAGATACAACATCAGTTTCAACTGATGGTTGGTATAGAATTACTGATGGTGTCACTACTCTTAATGTAAATCTAGATTTAGGTACTGGTGGTCTTGAAGTATGTGAAAGGATAGCTGATGCTTTTAGACATCATGATGACTATCATAAATTAAAATTTACAATTGGAACTTCAAACCAAAAAGTAAATATTAGCGATGCTGTTACTTATGGGAATGATTTAAGATTAGCCTTTAAAGAAGGTGGTGTACAAAATACTCTTGCTACATTAGTTTTATCAACAAGTGAAGGGAGTAGTCCAGTTGGTACTTATACAGCTACTAGAGTAGTGACTGGTTCTAATGGTAGTGCTAATAATAAACAGAATTTATACTTTCGTATAACAACAACTGGTCAAGCAGTACCGCATCGTCAGGATGAGACACCTTCATATTATGGACGTTATCAAACAGTTATAGATTTACTTTATGGTGGAGAAGGTTGGACACAAGGGCAAGTAATTGAATTTGGTTTTAAGAGTTGTAGTTATCAAGTTACAGTAGATGAAATAGCTACTGCTAAAGTACAAGCAAATCTTGGTTTAATTAGACCTACTCCCACTTCATTTGATACTAAAACTGTAGTAACTGCTGAAAGTATTTTAGGTAGTATTAGATCTGATATAATATCTGCTGGTAATTTTACAGATGATAATGTTACACAGATTGGTAACGGTCTTTATATTACTAGATCATCAGGTATATTTAATTTAACAACCCCAGTAGGTGAGTTACTTAATGTACTAACTAGCTCAGTTAAAGATGTAGCAGATCTACCTAAACAATGTAAACATGGTTATGTAGTTAAGGTAGCTAATAGTGAAGCTGAGGAAGATGATTACTATGTAAAGTTCTTTGGTAATAATGATAGAGACGGTGATGGTGTATGGGAAGAATGTCCTAAACCTGGAACAAAGATTGCTTATGATCCAGCTACGATGCCTATACAATTAATTAGAGAAGCTAATGGTACATTCACTGTTAAACAAGTTACCTGGGAAAACGCTTTAGTAGGTGATACAGATAAAGACGGCACAAATCCTAGAGGTTCATTTGTAGATAAAACTATTAATAAGATGTTGTTCTTTAGGAACAGATTAGTTTTACTCAGTGATGAGAATGTAATCATGTCTCAACCTGGAGAGTTCTTTAACTTCTGGAGTAAATCTGCTATTACACATACAGCTACAGATATGATTGACTTATCTTGTAGTTCTGAATATCCAGCTATTGTCTATGATGGATTACAAGTTAACGCAGGTCTAGTTTTATTTACTAAGAATCAACAGTTTATGTTGACTACAGATAGTGATGTCTTAAGTCCATTAACTGCAAAGATAAATGCAGTATCTTCTTATAACTTTAACTTTAATACTAATCCAGTATCACTTGGTACTACTTTAGCTTTCTTAGATAATGCTGGTAAATACACACGTTTCTTTGAAATGCAAAGTGTATTAAGAGAAGGAGAAGTAACTGTATTAGAACAAAGTAAAAATATTTCTAAAGCATTCCCTAAAGATATTAATCTGATAGCTAACTCCAGAGAAAACTCAACTATATTCTTTGCAACTAAAGGTACTAGTAAACTATATGGTTTTAGATACTACACAACAGGAGAACAAAGACTACAACAAGCTTGGTTCGAATGGGAGCTAGGTGGTGAGATACAGCATATAGCTATGCTTGATGATGCATTGTATGCAGTGGTTAAGAATAGCACTACATATACCATGCAGAAGTTCAGCATCAAACTAGATGATAACTCTCATACACTTGTTGAAGATGAGACTTATAGGGTTCACTTAGATAATTCAAAAACATTTCCTCATACCAGTTTAACGTATGTAGCAGATGGTCACTATACAAAGTTCGATCATACTGCAGCTAACTTCAATAGTTCAAGACAGTTATATGCTGTTGCTGTATCTACAGGATCAGATAAAGACTTTAATGGATTACTATCAAAAGTTACTACATTTAATGATAACGGTACAACTAAGGTAAAGATACCTGGTAACTGGACTACAACTGATAACAACAAAGCATTCAATGTTGTATTAGGTTATGACTTTGATATGGAAGTTGAGTTTCCAACTATCTATGTAGGAAGAAGAGAAGGTGATAGTTATAGATCTGATATACAAGCATCATTAGTATTGCAAAGAACTAAGTTTAGTCTTGGCCCTAGTGGTGTGTATAAGGTAACTCTGAAACGAATAGGTAAACCAGATTATTCTGAAACTTATGAATCAGTTATGGCTGATACATATATAGCTAACACCGCTGGTATAGATGGTGAGCAAGTTGTTAATATACCAATATATGAAAAGAATACTAACTTAACTTTATTACTTAATTCCCAACACCCTTCACCTGCAACATTGTATTCAATGAACTGGGAAGGTAACTACTCAGATAGATATTATAAACGTGTCTAACTACATCCATCCAATCACAAAAGAGGCTGCTTTAGAAGTGGCCTCTAATTTACGTCCAGAAGACCGTAGAGAGGTCGAAGAAGGTCATGGTATAGATTCTACCTTAGCATTATTAGAAGCTGTTCAGAAGCCCTCCTGTGTGTATTTCACGGTGCCTAGCGGCAAGACTGCCGGAATGGCTGGAGTTGACCCTGGTGGTCAAATATGGATGCTATGTACTAATGCTATAGAAGAATCCCCACTGACCTTTGTTCGAGAATCTAAGCGTTATGTCGAAAGACAACCAGATAAGTTACTGTGGAACATTGTTGATAAACGCAACACTGTCCATCTTAAGTTACTTAAATTCCTTGGGTTCAAATTTTTACGGGAATTAAAACATGGACCTAACCAACTAACCTTTATAGAGTTTTGCCGTGTGCTTAGGAGCCCAAGCAAGAGCAGCGAATGAACGTGCTCGAAGAGATTACGAATATAATCTCAAAAAAAGAGAAGCTGATTGGATGCAAACACTTAGTATTACTAATACTGAGAGGGTTATGCATGACCAAACTATTGATGCCAGTAACTTAGGTTTATCACAAGTTTATGGTGATATACAAGAGAAGTTTGGAGATCAAATAGGACAAGCTTTACAAGAAGATGAAGTCAACTGGAAACAGTTCTTAGAACAAAGTAA